CCGTGCTTTTAGTGCATCACCACAGCATTCCCTGCCGGGCCGCCGCGATTCATCTGGTCATACAAAACAACCGCTGACGCAACAAAATCATCGACATCCTTCACCAGCCGATCCCTCCGTTCGACGATCTCACGGTAATATTCAGAACTGTGGCTGCGCATACGGGCCACCAGCAAAGGCGGCATCGCCTTTTCGATCGCCGGTAACAGAGCCTGCATTTTTTCAACAGCATCAGGGGTGTCTTTCTCTACCCAGCGGAAAATTTTCTGGGTATTGCGAGCCAGGGCTTCCGGATGGCTGTCGTCATACAGTTCTGGGAACGTCATACCCAACTCAAAATAAGCCTGGGTTATTCCAGCTGCTGGAACTTTTTCGCCATCAGGACGCGCCCAGGCATTCATCGCCATGCGGATGTGTTCATGCTTGATTTTCATGAATCAAGCTCCTAGAAAGTGGTTGTGTTAACGTTTTGGTATCTTCCAGCTCGGGCCAAATATTCATCCAATCAAAAGGCCTTAGTTGCTGACGTGTAACTTCACCATTACTGGCTCGCTCAATAAGGACACATAACGATGCCCCTAACACTTGACCTTTACTCAATGCCTTTCTTAGATAACCGATGCTGGTACCACACTCGCATGCAAACATACGCTGTTCATCTGACGAAAGAGAATTGAGAAATATTCTTAATTCTTCCATAGCTACTCCTTAGTAAACACAGCAAAGAATACCCACAGGTAAACAAAAGTCAATACCCACAGGTTGTTTACCTTGCGGTAATCGCATCTATTATTTACCTATGGACAAATATGAATTTAGACGACAGCAACTCATCAAAATTCGTGATGAGAAATGCGATGGTAAAGCGGTTAACGTGGCCAGAAAGATCGGGCGCGAGCCTTCTTATGTATCAAGAATGTTGTACCCAGAGGGGAAAAAGGGAAAAAAACGGATCGCTGATGATATGGTGGAGATTATCGAAGAGTCCTTTGGGTTACCCCGGGGATGGATGGATGGTATCGTTTCATCATCAACGAACACAGCCTCCAGTTATGAAACAAGGGTTCTAACGCCACGACAACGTATTTTTTTAGATCTCTTAGACGAACTGCCAGAAAGTGAAGCGGATAAATTATTAAAAACTCTTGAAGAGAAAAAACAGTATTACAATATGATCTACGAAGAAATCCGTAAAAAGAAAGCACAAAACGCATCATAGCTCACCAAACAACTAGTCACCAGTTAAGACACCGCAAAAATTTACCCATGGGTATTTACTTTTTAAATACCTATGGGTATCCTTCTTTTCATACCAACCCACCCCGCCCCACAGAATGCAGGGCAATACTTCGAGTTACCAGGCAGTGGTCAGGGGTTAAGTAGCCAGCCCGAGGCGTAAGAACATGACGGCAGGGTTCAACTTTAATAACTATGCAGCAGGTTTTTGTTCCGCTACCCCGGCGTTAAGGGGAAATGAGGTCAGCATGGATACTATCGATCTTGGCAACAGCGAATCTCTGGTATGTGGCGTGTTCCCCAACCAGGACGGTACGTTCACCGCGATGACGTATACCAAAAGCAAAACGTTTAAAACCGAAAATGGTGCCCGTCGCTGGCTGGAAAGAAACTCAGGTGAGTGATATGGATTTCGACACAATCATGGAAAAGGCTTACGAAGAATACTTCGAAGGTCTTGCCGAAGGCGAAGAAGCTCTCAGCTTCAACGAATTTAAACAGGCGCTTTCCAGTTCGGCAAAATCTAACGGCTGATAAGCGAAACAGCACCGCGAGGAATCAGTATGCAGAAACGAGAACCCGTCATCATCGCGCCAGACTATACCGATGATGAACTTTATGAGTGGATGCACCAGAAAATTAATGCAGCGCAGGATCTGAAATGGGCCAATGAAGCCAGGGCTAAGCAGGCTGAAAATCTGTCCGCTCTGGAGCAGGATATCACTAATCTGGAAAAAGCAGCGGCATTAAGCATTGCCAGAATGATTACATACCCGCGTTAATAGCTAACCAACGAGGCTAATAATGGAATTTAAAGATTTACCAATGCAATTCCAGGAAATGGCAGCGAATATAGTTCGTTCCCAACTGGCGACTCTTGACCTGAGTACCGTAGAAAAAGAAACCATCGATACTATATCCGGTAACGTGCGTCGTGCCTTTATCGGTCTGTGCGAAGAGAAGCAGCTCTCTGATAACCAGAATTTACATGAAAAATACTTCCTGGAATTAATGAACATCATTAATAAAGGATTTGGCTTGTTAATGAAAAAGAAAGGGATTCGAATAGCTCCCCTTGAAAATCATTTTACAGCAAGCAGTATTAATTCCTGTGATTTAAAGCATCACACATCCGATGGGAAAGTTGAATCAAACAACAAAATATCAATTAATCATTAATTTATTCACAGGTGAGGTAGAGTGCGTGCGCCGGACACGGATAAGAATCCGGCACTGACAGTTTACTGAAAAGGATATATCCCTGAAAAGTCAGGGCATAACGCGAAAGCGCACGGCGAAGTTCGTCTCTCTGTAGGTAGTCGTTAAATTTAATTCGACCGTGCGCTTCCGGTTGTGGCAATCCGCGAAATGGCGCGGCGGTAAGTATGGCGGGGTTATTCCTTCCCCGCTGAGGACACCGGGTTGTCAGGTTGACCATACGCTTAAGTGACAACCCCGCTGCAACGCCCTCTGTTATCACTTTTCTGGTGATTCGGCGGAAACGGATATCCGCCCTTTTTAAAGTGAATTTTGTGATGCGGTGAATGCGGCTATGCGCACGCGGAACAGTTAAAGCAGTAAGGCGGTATTTTACGGGCGTAACGAGCATCAACTAATCCGGCGTTAATTGTTAACTGGTTAACGTCACCTGGAGGCACCAGGCACTGCATCACAAAATTCATTGTTGAGGACGCGATAATGGAAACGTTATTACCAAACGTTAATACGTCTGAAGGTTGTTTTGATATTGGTGTTCTGCTCAGTAACCGGGAGTTTACTGAAGATGCCATTAATATGAGGAAATATGAGCCTTATCTGCTCAATGATAATTCCATACTTTCCCGAATTGCTCTTCTTGAACTTGGTATTTTCGGAGAACGTCAATGACTTCAGCATTTGCACTGATGATGACGGTTTTTCTTATAACGGGTGAATCACAGAATGTGATTACCGGAATTTATGCAAGTAAAGAATCCTGCCTCCAGGCAAGAGACGAGCAAAAAATTTCTGGTGAATGCCTCCCGCTAAAAAAAGTATCGCTGTACCTGAATAACGAAACACCGGCTGGATAACCCTCCAGCCATATTAACACCATACCAACGGATTAAAAATGCCAGCAATGGCAGGGATTCGTTCACCTTGAAATCTGTCATGAGGTTAAAACAAAATGAGTAAAGTCTTTATTTGCGCCGCCATTCCTGACGAACTGGCAACAAGGGAAGAAGGCGCTGTGGCTGTAGCCACAGCTATTGAAGCTGGCGACGAACGCCGTGCTCGAGCAAAATTTCACTGGCAATTCCTGGAACATTATCCGGCTGCTCAGGACTGCGCTTATAAATTTATTATCTGCGAGGATAAACCTGGCATACCCCGCCCTGCCCTCGATTCATGGGATGCTGAATATATGCAGGAAAACCGCTGGGATGAGGATTCTGCTTCTTTTGTCCCGGTTGAGACTGAATCCGATCTGATGAACGTCACTTTTGACAAGCTGGCCCCTGAAGTACAGAACGCTCTCATGGTTAAGTTCGACACATGTGAAAACATCACCGTTGATATGGTTATTAGCGCACAGGAATTGTTGCAGGAAGACATGGCAACATTCAACGGACATATCGTTGAAGCGTTGATGAAAATGCCAGAAGTTAACGCCATGTATCCGGAGCTTAAGCTGCATGCCATCGGGTGGGTTAAGCATAAATGTAAGCCTGGTGCCAAATGGCCCGAAATTCAGGCAGAGATGCGCATCTGGAAAAAACGTCGCGAAGGTGAACGCAAGGAAACCGGAAAATACACGTCTGTTGTTGATCTCGCCCGCGCCAGAGTCAATCAACAGCACACTGAAAATTCAACAGGAAAAATCAGCCTGGTCATTGCTGCCATTCATCGCGAATACAAGCAGACATGGAAAACACTGGATGACGAACTGGCCTACGCTCTCTGGCCTGGTGATGTGGATGCCGGAAACATTGACGGCAGCATCCATCGCTGGGCAAAAAATGAAGTTATCGACAACNCATCAATGCGCAAACAGCCTGATGCCCTTCGCTACGACCGCCAGACTATTTTTGGCCTTGTCCGTGAACGTCCGATCGACATTCACAAAGACCCTGTGGCACTGAACAAATACATTACTGAATACCTGACTACAAAGGGCGTGTTTGAAGATGAAGGAACAAATCAGAGCGCAACTGATACTCTCTCGTCGCCAGTACCAGAAACTGATGCAGTGGAAACGGCAATTCCGGACAACGAAAAAACCGAATGCAAAGTGGAAGTCGAACCATCTGTAGAGCGTGAGGGGCCGTTCTACTTCCTCTTCACCGACAAGGATGGCGAAAAATACGGTCGCGCAAACAAACTTTCTGGTCTGGATAAGGCACTGGCTGCCGGGGCTACTGAAATCACGAAAGAAGAATATTTCGCCCGCAAAAACAGTACATACTCAGGTTCACAACAAAATACTGGTGCATCTGACACGACCGCACAACCAGAGCCGGTAAAAGTTACCGCTGACGAAGTAAACAAAATTATGCAGGCAGCCAATATCAGCCAGCCTGACGCCGATAAGTTGCTTGCTGCCTCTCGCGGAGAATTTGTTGCAGGGATTAGCGACCCGAATGATCCGAAATGGGTTAAGGGGATCCAGACCCGCGATTCTGTAAACCAGAACCAGCATGAATCGGAACGGAACTACCAAAAAGCGGAACAAAACAGCCCAAATGCGTTACAAAACGAGCCAGAAACGAAACAGCCTGAACCAGTGGCGCAACAGGAAGTGGAAAAAGTCTGCACC